CCTCTCTCGCGTAAAATCTGTAAATAGTAAATGGTAACAAAACGTTACAGGGGGTTACTATGATGGAACTGTCAGTGGCAATACCCTACTGGATTGGAATGGCTACTGTCGGCTTGTGTGTTGGAAGGTTATTGTCTACAGCGGTTGGTTGCTTAATCTCATTAACTCTTAAACGCATCTACACCCCCCGGTGATCGTCACAGGATACTGGATTCAAGATCACCCCGGGATGTTTTACTGGTAGCGTGGCTTATCCCCGAAGCTGTAGGGTGTAATGGTTAACCCTGAATGGGAATGTCTTCCCAGACGCGAACCGTTTCGGCTCCGTAGCGAGAGTCTTTATGTTGGGGGAACTGTTCAAACCCCTTCAGGCTTACTTGATCGACGCCCACCCATCAGCGGGATATTTTACTATGTGTAATATTACAATATCGTAACATTAGTAACGTAGATCAAGTGTCAATAAAGTTGACAGTAACCTGTAACCGGGAGAATTACAGTTATGGCAGTAACATCAATGTTTGGAGTTCAGGCGGCAGAGGCTTTGAGGGGGAGGCTTGAGTTTCTGATCTTGGGAGAGATGAACCGGATAGTTGATGAGGTTGTCACGAAGTCGGTTCCTCAATACAAAGAGGCGATGCGGAAAGTTCTCGTTGAACAGGCAATGGCTACCGTGGATGTGATTACGGAACTGGATACCAACGGTCGCGGTATCCATATCAGGTTACAGGATACTACGGTGAAAGGGGAAGAACCGAAATGAAAATGGTCTGTATCAACGGCCCCCACGATGGCGCGAGTATCCCGCCAATGCCGGAAGGCTGTTCAAGGTTTATGCGGCTACCGAATCCCGTTGTGGATCGAACTATTATTACTGGTAACAGGTGTGGAAAAACTCTTGCGAGTTTGGAGTGGATGGACAAGCAGGTATTCAAACCGGAACAGATTGATGCAGATATGTTACGAGGGATGTTGCCCACGGCCTGTGCCTACCGACTGTTTCGTGTGGACAAATCATCTGACACCGCCTACTACGTATTTATGGGTGAACGTCCCGAGAACTGGCAACCGGAAGATGAGCCTGACCACCAATATCTGAGGCAGGTCGGTAACGATATCTTGAAGGCAAACGGAATGGAGGGCATTGACGATGGCGATTCTCAATACTTCGGAGGGGAAAGGCCGCCCGAATCCCCCGAAGACTTCAACAGAGAGTAAGCGGTACAGATATCACGTTCGGGATGGTGAATTGATTGCTACTGACCTGGTAATGGATTACGAAGAGGGCGATGCCCGTTACCGTGGCAACTACGACAAGATTGATTGGAGNAAGTGATGGCGACATTCTGCACGATCTACAAAGAAGACTCAAAGCCGCCAGCTTATTACATTAACCCTGCGGTACTCAATATGTGCGAGACCGTTCCGGAAGAAGCAATGCGACGAGTGATCAAAGAGTTCTTTATTAGGGCCAAGATTGATCCGGCTGGTTTCTTTAAGAAGGGCTACCCGATGGCTTCGCAACGCACTGGCGTAATCGGTATCTCGGAAGCCTCTCTTGAATGGCTGTGGGATGTTCACGAAGGGAGAGCAGACTTTGAATAAGCCCGATGATTATATGAAGGGTCTTGCTGAGATTATTGCCAACCCGCCTGCCCCGCCTACGTTACAATGCCTGAAGGATCAAGTTGCGCCAACTATCTTCAAGGGCATCCCGAAGGGCAGGCGTGTAACCACTTCCGTTCTCATTAACCGACTGAGGCCCGATATTGAACTACTCCCCAGAACGCCTTGAGCAAGAGCCGTGGTTACACCGGCTCATTGATACCCCTTCTTTCCTACAGCCGCACCGTAACACGGAGCGGGAAGCTCTGGCGCAACGGGACTGGGAACTGGAACAGCTTGGCGCAACGAAGCTGATGGCTGAATACTGGGACATCTATAATGAGACACCGGACATTGCCGCGAAAATTCTGGAAAGAATGCCACGTGACGTTCAGGCTCAAGTTGAACGTATTCCATTTAATCCTATATTTCTTTACTCGCCCTTTAGCACTGATGGTGAACTGCTCACAGATGGAAATCACAAATCCTCACCGATCCTGTTCCATCAAGATGATTCGCCAATTAAAGTGGTTGTTACCGGGAATCGTTGCTCGAAGACTTATTCAGGGGCGGCAGAGGTAATTTGTGACTGCCTCGGAATTGGCCCGGTTACGAAACTCCCTGTAAAGCCTTTCAAGCCTCAGCCGTGGTGGGTCGTTTCCGACACCGAAGAAGCATCCAAAGCTATCTGTCAGGCTACTTACTATGATCTCATTCCTCAAGACTATCTTACCGACTATGCGGAATATACCGTTGAGAAAGGGTGGAAGGGCAATCGTATTCCGTTTAAAAATGGATCACAGATTGAGTTTAGATTTAGCAGTCAGGGCCGGAATACCTTTCAGGGTACGTATCGTAATATTCACTTGGACGAAGAACCCCCCAAAGAGATTTATCAAGAATGTTATGCAAGAACTACCCCGGTGGGTGGTCGCCCACGTGGAAAAATACTCATTACGTTTACGCCCATCTACAACCCAAAGGTTGGCATAAGCTGGATACAGACCGACCTCTACGCCAAGCGTCACCAGATGAGCGGCATTACCTTTCACTTCTGGACACTCTATGATGTTCCTGAATGGATTATACCGAATACTGAAAAGGAAGACATCATTCTCGGTTACGAAGAGGACGAACGGGATGTTCGAGTTCTCGGCCTCTTTACTCCCGTTGGGATGCAACTGGCCTTTCCACGTAGTCTTATCGCGGAACAAAGGCAGAGGGGAATTGATCCTGTTTTTTATGACATTGAAGAGAGAACCCGTTACAAAAGTGTTCCTGTGGAGGAAGTTAAGTTTCTGCCGGAGGGAACAACCCGCCCCGTAACCACTGAGAGTGAGGATTATTACGATGCGATTCCCGTTGACGAAGATATTATCCGTATCTTCAAACATCCTGAAAAGGGAAGCCGTTACGCGATTGGGGCAGATCCTGCACAGGGGCTTGAACACGGCGACGATTCGTGCATCCACGTTATCGACTGCGACACCTTCGAGACGGTCGCTGAAGTCCAGTGCAAACTTGACCCTGATGAGTTCGGTGACTGTCTCGAAAGACTCGGTTACTATTACAATACCGCTTACATCGGAGTCGAGAATGTGGCTGACCTCACTCCTATCTACTTCCTGAACAATGCCGACTATCCGAACCTGCACTATCAATGTGTATTAGACGGGAGAGTCTATGACCGAACTACGGACAAGATTGGTTGGAATACTTCAACACGTACTAGACGCATACTCCGTAATGACGCGTTACAGTTGCTACGGAACGGTGACGCTAAAATTCTATCCCACGCCCTGCTCGACCAGATGGAAATCTTTGCAAGAAACCCTAAAGGCCGGTGGGAAGCTATCGCCGGAGGGCACGACGATCTAGTCTTCAGTTGGATGATCGCGTTACAGATGGTCCAGTGTGCGAACATCGTTGACGATTGGCGAGAAGACGGGTTGTTGCCCAAACTTTACCGTCACGAAGCGGAAGCGATCAAGGAGGTTACACAGAACTTGCCTACCGCAATCAAAGACGCTCCCGAGGTCGGCAGTAATGAAGATCGACTTGAGAGGTTTCTGGACAAGAAGTTAAATCCGCCTCAGCATCAGGAGATACCGGAATGACTTATAGTTACAGCAAGGCCAAAGAAATTATGGACAGCATTACAGAGAACGATGCTGTCACAGACGAACAGAAGAAGCTACTGGAAGATCTTGGCATTACGCCCCGTCAGGTGGGGGGTGAAAGTTTTACTGGTAACGAGTTCGACCCAATGGCTACCGTCAGATTGCTGGACAGGAGAATCAATGCGGCATACGCTGACTTCATAGATATGCCCGAGATCGTGCCGGAGTTTTCGTGGCACACAGTTGTTTGGTCGTAACGAAAGGGGAGAGCTATGCTGGACAGGGCAACAGCTTTTAAGGTTCTGGATACAATCAGCAAGGGCGACTTCGTAACACAGGAGCAGGCCGACTTGATGGAGGCTCTTGGGATTACGATTGCTGACATCAAGAAGCGGTCGGACAGTACGCAGGAAGAAGGCAAAGAGGGAAGCCCATTCGATACTGAAGTTGCAAAGCATATGATCGAAGAAAGAATCACAGCAGAAGAAAGGAGGTGGCAATGATCAGCGAGTGGATCTTTGTTACAGTGATGGTGTTACAGTTGTTCCTGCTGGCGTGGGTGATCTTCGGCAACCGCGTAGAAGTCAAGCGGCTCACCAGCGAGCTTGTGAATATCCAGTTTGCGGCGCACAACGTAACACAGCCCGAATTTGCACCGGAAATTACCGTTCAGAACCCGGATACGGGGATGGACTTCACATTCCAGCATCAGGGCAACGGACATTACGGACCCCCGGCGCATATTACATCCAATAACGTTGAAGAAGTTGAAGGATCAATGTAATGCCCGATGAATTACAGGTAGAAGTGTCCAGTGATGATGTATTCGAGGGAATCAAGAGAGAATCTCAGGCCAAAGAGCGGGCCAGCCGTGATACGGGCAACGTAATCTCTTGGGAAGGGCTACAGGCGGCACTCGACACGCCCGATACGCGGCCAGCACCTACGCGAACGCATACGCACCCGAACCCGGACCGCCAGCAGGGTGTAATACTGTCTTTCGACGGGTCCAAAGAGCAGGTGGCGGCTCCGATGTATGAGCCGGACCCCAACGCAGAGCAGGAAAAGAGGGTCATCGACGTTCGCAAGGTGGGAGCATTCGGCGAGGCGGAAGTAGCACAGGTCGTTACGCGCCGGATGAAGCAGGGAAAGGCAGACATATCATTATACTTAGCCCGGGACATTAATGAGGCTTATCAAATGACGGGCCACACGTTCGGCAAGCATATTGTGGTGGTCGCGCCGCGTTACTTGGCTTGGGAACAGGGAAAGTATCAATGGTTACTGGATGAGTTCGATACAGAAGAGGGCTTTGTCATCGGCGGCCAACCACAATATATAAGGGTTATCGAGAAATTCGTGGCACATATAGTAGGCGGGTAGCCTTGACTTCTGTAACATTTTATGTTACTGTAACACTGTAACACCGTAGTTCTCCCGGAGGGGTAAGCTAACCCATCGCGGCTTACCCCTCTAATAACAGGAGCTATATGAACGTTTTCGACTCTACAATGACAGGCTCGTCGCCAATAAGCTCACTTGAGACCCCTGATCCGAAAGACGAGAAGGCGGTAGTCAAGTTCGTTGATGATATCCTGCATACGCTCAAGACCCCGAAGCGGGGCCACGAAAAACGCTGGAAAGAGGCTATTCTGATGCTCGCCGGTGAACAGTGGCTTGACTTCGATGAGGCGACCAACAACTTCAGGGCCGCCAATATGGGCGATTGGATACCGAAGCCTGTAACAAACTTCCTGAGTATGCTGTATGACCGGGGCATAGATCTTTTTACCTCTGGCGAGCTTCAGGCGAACGCTTCTCCGGCAACAGACGATCAGCAGGACATCGACACCTCCATAAAGACAGAACACATCCTGAAACACCTCTACGAACTGCTCAATACAGATATCTTTCATACTGAGGCCGCTGGCTGGGAATGGGCGACAGGTAATTTGGTTGTATTTGCCGGTTACGACCTCAAGGCGGGGGAGATACAACTTTCCCCCCGCCACGAACTGAAAGAAGAACCTCTCACCGTCGACGGTCAGCCCATAGTAGACCCGGAAACGAACAGGGCCGTAACGCAAGCGCGAAGAGTGCCAAAGCACGACCCTGACGGCAACCCTGTCTTCGATGAGCGCAAAGAGGGTCAGGTATTCGAGCGTATCGTGCCGACATTCAACTGGTATCCTGAAATCTGCCAGCACCCGAGGGATGTAACATACGGGATAGAGATACAGGTGCTTTCGCTGGACCAGCTTAAAGAGTTGGGCCACGATGAAAAAAAGCTGGAAGATGTTGAGCCTGAAGATGTCAGTGATTTCTCTGTTGGTAATTTTCTGGACAGTAAGCTCATTGATCCCATCTATGAAGACGGCGGCGACCAGTATGTTATTTACAAGACCTACAGGAGCGAGCCGAATAGCAGGTGGGAAGACGGCCGGACGATTATTACCGCTGGTGGAGTTCTCCTTCACGATGGACCCCTTGAGAGATATTACAACAGTAAGCTCCCATACGAACACGCAAGATACAGAGAGATCCCCGGTGAATTCTGGGGAATCGGGCCGCTCGATCCGGTAGTCCCGTTACAGAAACGACTCAATGCGATAGATGCCAATATTGTGCAACATCGCAAGGTAATGCTCAATCCTCAAGTCTGGGAGCCTAAAGGTGCAAACCTTCAGGAAATGACCGGCAAGATGGGGGCGCGTATCATATGGGACTGGAAATCATCGGGCGGGCAGAGGCCGGAAGTGAAACCTTCTGTTCCGATGTCGCCAGAGATCAGAGAGGAACGCATTGGGGTCATTGCCGATATCGAAAGGCTTGTGGGAACCGTCGAAGTCCTCACAGGTCAGCAACCGAGCGGAGTTTCTACGCTCGGCCAAACACAGATCCTTACGGAGCAGGCTCTACGGAGATTTGCGCCAATCGTGCGAAGATTCCGCCGCGCACTTGGAAACCACGAAAGACGAAAAGCTCTGATCGTGCAGAAGATGTGGGGAACGCCCCGCCTTGTAAAAGTCGTAGGCGAAAACGAACTTGTTGAAGTCCAGCACTTCTCCGGGGCTGATATTGGTAACACGACAGACATTTATATAAGTGAAGAGTCTGGTGTAATGTTCTCCGAACTCTTCCGGCAACAGAAAGTGGAAATGGCGATCAATCTTGGAGCATTGGATTTATCCAATCCGAACATCGCCAGCAAGGTTCTCGATACGCTGGAAGTTCCCGGATTTGTATCGCAATATACGCTGGATGCGAAGCTTGCCAGAAGGCGACTCAAGAGGTTACAGGCAGGGGATCAGGTTACGATGCCGGGTGAGCCGCCAAAAGGTAACGCGATTATGGCGAAGCCCAACGACAACCACCATATCCACTTTGAAATTATCTCCGACTTTACGAAAACTACCGAATTTGAAAATCTGGAAGAAGAGATACAGCAACAGATAACTATTTTGATGGCAATGCACCAGTTTAATATCCAACAGCAACAGCAACAGTCCCTTATGGCGGCGGAGCAGACGCGCGGCGGCGGGGATACTGCGACTGACGCTGTGGTAGATACCGGGGCGATGGGACCAGCACAGACATCGCCACAACAGATAACAGCAACAGCGTAACAGGGAGAAAACAAAATGCCAGAAGAAATCACCAGCGAGCAGACCGTTGATGAATTCGCAGGTATTGATCAGGGCGCACTTGATGATTTTATGTCAGGTGCAACGGATGAGATTTCTGTAGCAACGGAAGAGGAAACCGAGCAGACCGGAGAATCTGAAGGAGTTGCGGAGAAAACGTTCACCGCTGAAGAGATGGCGCAAGTCATTAAGAGCGGCATTGCAGACGGTATCGCGGCAGGAAGCCAAAACAACCAGTCCGACACCGGAGCCAATGCGCCCGACTTTTTAAAGCAGTACGAAGATGGCTTGACTGAAGAGTATATGAACACTCAGAAACTTGACGAAGAGGGAGCGCGGTTTATGGCGCAGACCGTTGTCAAGGGAATGAAGCCGATGATGCAACTGATGGCCCGAGGCTTTCAGGAAATCAATCAGCGTTCCAATGCGAGTGATCAGAACTCAGCCATCAAGGAAGTTGATCGTACTCTAAACTCGTTACTCGACACTAAGGGCATTACGGATATCGGCGACAGGCAGGATATCATCGACCTCACGAAAATGAGATCGAGCGATCTTCCTAACCCGACAACCGAGAGCGTCCGAATCGAATTTGAAAAGATCGCCACGAAACATTTGCGGCGACTTCAAAGCGAAGAGGACGGCGATGTCCAGCAGGTCGAGACTGATAACAGGGACACGCCCCCGAGAACAACGAATGGGAAAATTGGATTTGAAGACATTGTTCAGAAAGTCAAAAACTCCAGAGATCCCAAAGATGATATCGGGGGAGAACGTTTCACCGCTCTTGCCGAGCGAATGCTTGAAAGCGGTATGCGAGCGGCGCGGGGCGGCGGACAGTAACTCACAGGATTGACCAATGGCACAGACTTTAGGAACACCACAATATACTTCTTCTTCGGCGTCCGGTTTTGATCGTGCGCTGAAAGAACTCTACGCTCCGGCAATGAATGACTCGCCCATCAACAAGAAGCGAGTACTCCTGTCACGCATACAACGTGACGGCTCCCGGCGTAGTCTCGTAGGACGCAGATTTCTTGAGCCTATCAATATGCGGGGATCGCAGGGCTTGGGAGCCAGAGGCGCAACGGGTAGCACCCCAACCTCTGGAAACCAGACGATCATTGAAGCGTTGATTCCACCCACGTATAATTACGGCGTAGTCGTTTTTAACCTTCCGACTATCTTTGCCTCTCGTAACGATGCGGGTGCATTCGCAAGAGTTATGGATGTTGAAATGGGCGGAATGCGGCGTGACGGTCAGAACGAAATCAACCGGCAGTTACACGGTAACAACTTGGGATCATTGGGAATGGCAAGTGCCGCAGGAACCAGCACTGACATTCTGCTTCTCGATGCGGGCCATTCTGTAAAAGCTGGAATGATCATTGATATGTATGAGAACTCTTCGGGCGATCCTTCTTCCACCTCAGAGTTTACCTCTGTAACAGTTTCCAGTATTACGGGAAGCACTACCGTTACGCTGGCGACCTCTGAAACGTGGGCTGACAACGCTCACGTAGTAAGAGCAGGAAACCGCGCCAATGAGATCACCGGTATCAAGGCGGCAATTGACGCTACCGGAACGTATATGGGCATCAACCGGGCCACGTATGCTGAGTGGGCTTCCGCTGAAATTGCGGCCGCTGGTGCAGAGATTTCCGATGCTATCGTAATGCAGACGATCCTCTCCGCTGAGGAACAGGGCGAAGGTGACGTTGATGTCTGCATCACGGATTACACCCAGTTCAGGAAGTACGGAAACTCTCTTGTTGGTGACAGGCGTTACGGAACTTCAATGACTCTTCCGTCCGGCTTCGTCGGTCTGGAAGTTGCAAATGCGGTGCTTCTCGCTGACCGGGATTGCGTAGCACAGACACTTTATGCAATTGATATGTCCACCTTGACCTATCTCGAAATGAGTGACGGTTGGGAGTGGGATGACACGGACGGCTCGATTCTGCATAAGCAACAGGGCGGAATCACGTACGAAGGCGTTCTCGTAAATTACGGTGAGCTTTACAACCGTGATCCAAGAGCTTCTGCACTCGTAACAGGGCTGGCGGCCTAAAGGAGATTACCGTGGCTGTTCTTCCGAAAGTTCAAAACTCTGATCTTACCACGATCAGAAAAATCAAGCGTTACACCCCGCAACAGTTTGTAATGAACGGAGAAGCAACGGACCTGCTTACTTCGTACGGGACGGGCGCACCAGCAGTCGTTGAGGTCAGCACTTTTGGCCTTGCCGGTTTCGCTTGCGCCGCTGGTGATATGATGCACATTATGGCTCCCGATTTTCTACAGGACGTAGACCTTACGGCGGCTATTGATGTGCGGATTCTGTGGACCACGAACGGCGCACCGGTAGCAACGGATGGCGCAACGTTTATTGTCCTGTATGATGTCGCAGATGTAGGTGAGGCGATCATTGAACCGGCAACGGCTCTGGATACCGTCCTTGTTGAGCATCTGGAAGGCGGGACGACAGCATATATTTTCCACCGGACAACGGCGGGAGTTATTGCCGCAAGCACTTTTGATGAGACTGCCATTCGTGGCCTTCTCTCATTCAGGGTAGAGCTTGATGCGGTAACAACGTTCGACGCTGATCAGGTAATTATGTTGGGGCTGGAACTTGCATATACGCCCAAACTGCTTGCCAGCGTCAACGATGCAAGCGACAAACATACGTTGCAGACAGCAACGTAGAACTTGGCTTAGTATCCTTCTGAATGCGGCGATCTTTTCAACCGACTCTCGAAAGATCAGCCCGCATTCGGAAGGGGCAAACTGTGGAGTGGCTAACTAATGGCAATTCTTGATAGAAATATGGAGTGGAAAAGGCTGACGCGGTTTATTCCGTTTCACGCCTTTCTCGGATCACAGGTAACGGGCGCAAGTATAGTCCTTGATGGCTTTGGGACCGGCGCGCCTGTCGTTGGTGAAGTGTCTGACTTTGGTTACGGCGGGTTCGATATGGAAGTGGGCGATATGATCGCCTGTCTGGATTACGAGACTCTTTCACTGGCCGATGTAACAAAAGAGATTGGTGTTCGCGTCAGGTGGATAGACGAACAGGGAACACCGGCGGCCGGTGATAGTGTTACGTGGATCGCCTTGTACGATCAAGCCGATCAGGGTGAGGCGATGGTGGAACCGGCAACAGCTTTAAGTACCGCTATTGCGGCGCATACCCCGGCTCAGACCGTGGGTATCAAAAACCGGCGAACGGCCAGAGGTGTTATTGATGGTGGAACGTTTGATGCGGCCGCCAAGCAGGGTGTTTTGGGCTGGCGCATTGAAGCCGATGCGGTAACAAGTTACACCGCTGGCGAGATTACTTTTATGGCCTTGGAGATTGATTATTATCCAGCGTTTTGTGTTGACCCAACAGACCGGGATATCAACGAGCTTACAAAGCGAACAGATTCAGAAAACGCGTAACATTTTGCGGGAGAGTGCGTTACTGCTCTCCCGCTCTGCAACAAACGGGAGAGCTACGGAGGACGAAATGAAATATGGACTTATATTTTCATCGGAGCAGTCAGTTCAGAATGTGAATAATGTGCTGGATCAGAAAGTTTACTCAACCGGATGTTTGAATTGGTCGAGAGTTTTTAACGGAAAGGCTTACCGGGCAAGTCGCATAAACCCGAATGACTTTGATGTTATTCACGTTCAACTTACTAACGACACGCTCTATGATGTAATCAGGTTACGCGAGAAGATTACGAATAACAAGACTAAGCTGGTTGTAAATCCTGATTACTCGTTACATTACTGGCATCACTTTGGTAACATCCCTGACCTGTCTTTTAAGTGTTTGGAAGTTGCGGATTACGTTTTCGGACAATGTTACCAGACAGCAACTTTCTTGAGCGAGGTTCTGCAAAAAGATGTGCCGATGATTCCGCATCCGCTAGATACCAAGTGGCTGAAGAATCACGCGATACCGGCGCATAAGAGAGACGGGAGAGATGTTGTAACGAATATTCACCGGGATATGCAATATTATACGCCGTGGTTCATCCTGAGAAACAGGCCGGATATCGTTAAGCATCTGGTTGGATTTCAAGACCCGAGTAGCGGCGGAACCAAGCACGTAGCGCACCAGATGTACGATCATCTTTATCGCCACATCCCGAACCCTGACCTTATTGATAGAGTGTGGAGAAACGCCTTTTGTGTGATCGACCATTATACTCACGCTGTTCAGGGACGATCCACGATGCAAGTTGCCGCATTGGGCATCCCCTGTCTCGGGTGGAGTAACGTAGATGCTCAATCAGCTTGTTACCCACATACCACCTCAGAGCAGGGTGACGTTGCACACCAGATACAGATATTCGAGAAGTTACAGGAAGATGAGGACTTTGTAGCCACGGTCTCGGCAACAGCAATGGAAGCGGCGGAAATTCATTATTCATTCGATGCTTGCAAACTTGCCTTTGAGGATATGGTCAATGACACCGACATCACCAGTGCAAAAGCGGCTGATTAATTTCGAGCTTGCTTGCGNTATCGGTCACGGTGAGAAGCGCAAGAAGAAANTCGGATGCAGNCCCGAGGCTCCCGGATGGATATCCCGGATGCTGAAAAATTACGATAGTGAGTTACAGATATGGTTCAACAGGGTGTGGGGAAAGTGGATGATCTTCAGGCGCGGTCACGCAGTAATGACCGTCCAGAATGAAGACAGAAGCTACCGCCCGCTGGACCAGCGAACATTTTACGCGTTACGAAAAGCGGACTGTTGGGCGAGGGGCAAGAAGATCCTTGATGAAATGATTGAACATAACGAAGCGGTGGAAGCCAAAGACGATGCAGACTTCCGCGACAACGTTCGTTACGCATCAAAGGATCTGTCAAAGACCCTGAACCGTGTTACAACTGATATCGGAGCGCGTAATATGCCGAAGGAAGATTATCGCATTCCTGACGATCTGGAAACGCTGGAAGCAAGACGCTCGAAACGTAACGCGGGTTACAGCAAAGATTACTTCAAGAGAGAGGTTGCCTGATGGCATTTCTGATACCTTCCGATATGCTTACGAGCTTGCGGCAATATCTTGATGAGCCTACGGCCGGTTTCTGGTCTGACGAAGAACTGATAGGCCGACTGTCAGATGCTTCCAAGCGAACAGCAAGGGTCATATCGGGACAGGACAGCACTTTCTTTATCGCTACCACCAATATTACTTTTGTCGCTGATCAGGCTCTCTACGACCTTCCCCAGAACGCTCGGCTCGGCTCCCGGTGGGATCACGCCGCCAAGCTGGACACCAACGGAGAGGTACAGAACTTCATCTTCGATATGGACCTGAAGGATAGGGTCTGGGGCGAACAGCTTACAGTCGGTAACAACTACTTTCTGTATTCTATAGCTTATCAGGGAAAACAGATGAGGGTATCCCCCACTCCTTCTGAAGCCCTGACGAATGCGATTAATCTGGTATATGTCCCGCTGTTCTCTTCGTTACACGAAGGAACGGTTTCTGGTATATCTTCCACGACAATTACATTCCCAACAACCCCAACGGTTGCTGGTCCCGGTGCGCCAAGCATCTTTGATGATGATTATATCGGGATGGATGTTGTGATTACAGCGGGAACGGGCATCGGCCAGCGGCGGGAGATAACCGATTATGTTGGCGGCTCCACGCTACAGGCAACGGTAGCCGCGTGGGATACTACGCCTGACACTTCCAGCACCTACGCTGTTGTGTCGCCCGTCCCGGATGATTTTCACGATGTTGTTGTTCTTGACGCGGCAATGGCCGCAGGAGCAAAATCACCAAGACGCAAGTTACAGTCGCTATCTGCCGTGTTACAGGATCGGCAGTCAGAAATGATCAACTGGGTAGATCAGCGGCAAGTGTTTCGCCAACAGTCGGTTAGGGCCGACTACTCATCAGGAGTATATTAGATGGCAACAGCAAAGAAAGCAAAGAAAGTCGCCACACGCGTAAAGCGTCCAGAGCAAGAGGTAGACAAGAGCCAACCCCAACCGATCAATGTTACAGTTCCAGCATCGGTGCGACAGGACTTCCTTCTTGGTCACGCCCTTCAGGTTCCGTATTCCAATGAGGGCATCAAAGGAACCGTTCAGGTAAAACTCTTAAATACCGAGAGAGAGTAACAGTATGCCCGTAACGCAAGAAGGCGAGTTCTTTTTTGAAGACAGGGCTTTGTATGGCGGGATCAGGCAAGACCTTCCCAATGCCAACAGGCATTTTGCTGTCATCAAGAACTTCCACCTTCGACGCAAAGGNGTTCTCACCAAGCGGCNGGGAACCAAAGAGATCAATGTTTCTGCGATGTCCGGGACTCCTGATATCTACGCCGGTAAAGACTGTCACTTTGCGGACGGTACACAGAAACTTGTAATGGCTACAGCCAGCGAAGGGTGGGTTTACAACGCGTCAACAGAAGTGTTCGACGCAGGAAGCCTGACCCTTACGGATGGCGATACGTCGATGCTGTTCTTTGCCGACCAGTTGTTACTTGCTAACGGCACTGAGTTTAAAGATTATGACGGTAGCTCTTGGGGTGATGTGAGCGGATCGCCGCCTCTGGGAACGTTACTCGCACCACACGCTAACAGAGCTATTGTTTCAGGCCGAGCGGCCGCCCCCTACGAGTTTTATTACTCGGGAGTTCGTAACAGTGACTCTTGGGATGTCAGCAATGATAAAGTTATTGTGGGCGGCACATCAGGCGAAGTCCTCACGGGTATGGGAACGCTCGGCCGCTGGCTGGTAGTAGGCTCACAGTTTAATACGTGGGTATATCTGCAAAGTGCCAGCAACCCGGGTGACTGGGATTTTATCAACCTAAGTGAAACTGTTGGCCCCTGCGCTCACAAGTCGATGTTCGAGTGCGTGGCGCGTGGTATGCGAATGACGCTGTTCTGGACTCCTGACGGGCCTGTGGTAATTTACCAGAGAGGTGATGAGGTAGGAATGAAACCCCTTTGGAATCCTATCTACAAGATGGTAGGCGGTGTTACAGAAGCCCCTTTGGATGGCATTAATACGGCTCGCTTCAGCCAGATATCGGGTGACTACAACCCCGAACTGAGCCAAGCTTGTTTCGGTGTTCCGAAAGAAGGTCAGGTAGAAAACAATATGGTGCTGGCCTATGATGTTGACGGGCTGGTGGCTTATATAGAAGGCCAGATTGATGAACCGATTGTTACAGTGAACGACAACGGTAACAGCGGCGTGTATCCTTGCGACAATCTAATGCAGGTGCGAGTAGACGAAAATACCGGCCTTCCCTCCACTACTGGCAAGAACAGGTTTTACGGCGGCCGCGATGGTGACTTGTGGCGGCACGAACAGCCAAGTAAATACAAAGATGCAGATGATGTTCCTGTCTCGTTCTGGGTTATCCGTGATGGATTTAATGGTGAAGAGGAAGGTGTTGGCGGCTTTGAGAAAGTAGCTACACGCGGCCGCGTAGAAGGAACGCAGAACGGCGGTTTCGCGGTAACTTTAACAGTATCGGCCGACTCGGGAAGTGAGGCTCAGACAAAGACGCTATCACTTGACGGTGATCTGGGCTTGTGGGGCGATGGTGCAAACTGGTCCACAAATCCATCCGTGTCAAAATGGAATCAGGCGACGATAAAGAAAGTCAGGGGAGATTACGGTGTCCACGGTGCAAATTTCCGGTTACAGGCTACAGACTACGGAGCTATCAACAACAAGTTTGAAATGTCTGAGCTTTCCGTTGACGGCCAAATCTACGAGAGGCAATAATGCCGACACTTGTAATTACAGAGACAGGCTCAAACGATCAGGCGCACGACTATTCTGACGTATCGACTATTGTTACGCAGATAAAAACGTGGGCCAACAGCACAAAGCTGGATTATGTCAACCTTCAGGATAACGGCATAAGGCCATCGAAGATACGCGCCAATAGCGGACAGGAACACGGAAGGACGTATGTTCGCAATGACACTGGCGGCGCGTTTGCTGTGGGCGACCTTGTGTATTTCTCCGGTCGGTATGCCACGGACTCTATCCCCAATGTTACAAAGGCCGATGCTACTTCAGGGACAGTGTTACGCGCCAACGCCGTAGTCGTGGAAGTGATTGCAGATGCCGCTAACGGAACGGTAGCCACTGAATACGAACTGGCCTCTCTCAACACTTCTGGCGGATCAGTTGGTGATCCCGTCTACCTGTCAACTACGGCTGGGGGCTGGACGCTCACAGAGCCTACCGGGACTAATATGGTTCAGGTGGTAGGAACGATTGCTGTAAGTCACGCTTCCGCAGGGAGAATCGCTTTTAACGTTTCTCCGGGTAGCGTTCAGGACAAGACGATTGCCGGAGATATTACATTCGGCGATGATGACAAGTTACAGTTTGGCGATGGCCTTGATTACTGGTTTATGTATGACGCGACTGGAACGAACTTTGAGTTGCGGTCCAGTGATGTTGACGGCGGTGGCACTGATGGCGATATCTTCTCTGTTCAGGATGGCACGAACGATATTACTTTTGCGGGTATTGTAACAGCAACGGGAATTGTTGCAGGGGCAACCGGATCTACGTTTGGAACTTTGACGCTGGCTGATGGCTCTATCACAGACTCCAGCGCGGCAATTAGTTTTGGTAATGAGAACCTGTCTACCACGGGGACATTAGCATCTGGAGCATTGACCGTTACTGGAGCGATACTTTCAAATGCTGATGATGGCGGTGCGTTGGGTGCAAGTGGCACTGGCTTCAGTGATCTATTCTTGGCAAGTGGTGCTGTGCTGA